AACACAAATCTCCTGTATCAAGTATGGCTGACTCTACTCAGATGATGTAGAATACCATAGTTTCGCCCTTTACGGGCGAATTATGACCTCACTATCTAGATGATATTAAAACGCACTTCGTGCAGACTATTATCACATAAAAGACAACTGTAGTTTGAGCGATAGCGAAAACTAATTGTAACGAAGTTACAATTTCAAAGATAACTAAATACACAACAACAGCAGTATTATTATGAGATATAGTGAATTTAATCAAAACCTGACAGAGAAAGATTTTACAATTGTTCAAGGAGATTCCGGGCAATGGAATGTTCTGAACAAAAACGGACAAGTTGTTGCAACAAAAAAATTCAGAGGTGCTGCACAACAAACAGCCAACGAACTAGAAAGAAAAATTTCTAATCAGCCTGACGATAAAGATCAGTCTAACGATAAAGATAAGTCTAAGAGTCGTACCTCCGAAAAAGAAGCACGTACTGAAGCTAAAAAAGTTGCTACTAAGACATTAAGCACATTCAAAGGTACCGCTGTAGGTGGTGTTGTAGCATTAATTGTAGAAATAAATGACATGCAGGATTCATTAGAGAGAGTAGCTGTTGGCTATTATTTAGATGGTTGCAAGTGGGGAAGCAACAGTCGGCTAGCTGCTCGAGTTGTTGGAAGAGATCTAGCAGAATTATTATTAAATGCTGTAATCGGCGCGGGTCTTGCTGGTGCTGCTACTAAAATACTTGCTATGTCTAGATTAATAGCCTTAGCTCCTGGATGGGGTTGGATTGTATCTCTAGCTCTTGCAGGTTTTACAGGTGCTGCTTATGCACTTATTACCGAAGCATTTAAACGATATGATAAATTACCGTCGTATCTAGCAGACAAAGTGTTAAAGCCCGAAATGTTTAAAATTCTCAAAATGTATGCAAAACAAAGTAATCTTTGCAAATCAAACGAAAGCAATGGCGACGGCGACGGCGAAGATTTTGTAGTTGAAAACAGTCGAGAGAGTGAAGACAAAATTAAAGAAATAGGGTCAGAATTTGCAAAAATAGCTTTAGACTCTAAGAAAATTCCCAACAAAGTAAAGAAAGAAATTCGACAAAAAATTAAGTAAACTAAACTAATGGCATTTTTGTTTTGTTTGTGTTTTCTATGTTATCTTTAATGATACCATTTATAATTTTTCTATCTTCAACACCTAGTTCATACATAAGACGCTCGTATGACACACCGCCTCTCATATACCAGCATAATCTAAAAATTTCGTCTTTGAGCTGTTTTATCTGATTGTCGTAATTGTCTGCTAGTGTTGTAATGTCAGATTCCGACATTGTTAGCGTTTGAGTCCGAAAAAATTTGCATAATCCAAGTTGATATTGGTTTTATATTCTTTGTTACATTCTACATTTGCACATTTTACATCTAAACTGGGCAATTCCCAGTTTTTTCTAAAATCACGGATTGCTTTTTTAAGACTGTTATAAAACACAGAATCGCTCTGAGATATAAATTCATATATTTTATCAGAACCAGTTTCAACTGAATTAGAATTTTTAAGACTGATATTATCAATATAGCTTATTGATAAATCAAGAGTTAATCTTGTTAGTTCAGATATTAATTCGTTTGTGATTTTTTCTATTTCTTCTTTGGTAAGATCCTGTTGTTCTTGAAGATTAATTAGTTTTTTCTGTAGATTATATTCTTGTAGCTGTATTTGTGTAGACTGTCTATAATCAATCGGTTTTATGGTTACTATTAGATCGCCCACAGTGTATTGATATTCAGGACTTTTTCCTTGGTATGTGTCGATTAATTTTGTGAGATTAATATCACTTTCGGTTTCTTCCCCACATGCAGGACATGTGGTAAGTATTGGCATTGTACTACCGTAGGTTGATATGCGTATTGCTAGCAAAATATAGTCAAGATCAATTGTTGGCATAAGCCACGGATCTAGGATAGAAGGCACGCAACTTTTTATTACCTGCACAGTAGATTCGCCATTAAAAAGCGCATCCGGCGTTTTAATCATGATTTCGTCCATAGCAGTCATTGCATAGACCGGTAAATCATTATATTTCTCATCTTCAAGAGCGCCCTCCGGATACCACTTGCCTGCACTGGGTAAATCAATGAAAATTTTTGCCTGACGCTTATACTGATCTAAAAAAGAAGACATAATTGTTCCTTATAAATAACTGTAGTATTTAAGGAAAAAATATTTATGAGGATTTTCTTTTGGCAAATGTTACCTACGACGAGCTAGTTCGGGCTTTAGAGCCTATTGCAAAAGACAGGACACTGCGAGGCCTTAAAGACCTCCCCAAAGAACTGTCAGATAGACAAAATCAAGATCGTAGCAGAACCGATAGGGCGTTTGGTAAAATGTCATCTGTTGTTAGAGATTCTCTCGGTTCAGGCACTAGTGTTCTAGCTAAAGCAGTCACCGAATCTGGGTCTTTGCTGTTACAAGGCGGAGGCAGAATTTCAGATGTAGCAAATATTGTAGGCGATTCTCTCGGCAAATTACCTAATAAATTTGGTGATGTGGGCAAGGCTCTTGGCACAGGAGTTGGCTTTATGGCCGGCTACCTTGAAGACACAGCAGACACATTCAGAGAATTACAGTTTATTGGTGCAGGGTTAAACGGAAGACTTCAAGATCTTAGGTATACAGCTTCTCAGACACGACTTAATCTTGACCAGTTTGCAAGTTTGATATCAAATAACAACGAAAAATTAGTAGGTTTCGGAGCAGGCGTTGAAGACTCTATCGATAAATTTGCAAATATTTCTAATCAGATGTTTGAGCTAGACGCAGGTGCCTATGCCCAACAGTTTATGGCGCTAGGGCTATCAGTAGAAGAAATGAACGAGATGTTGGTTGACAACATCGATCTTACACGTAGACAGGCAAGAATTGAAAATATGTCTGTGCGACAACAGTTAGAATCTGCTGCAAATTATGCCAAACAATTAGATGTTCTTGCAAAACTAACTGGACAAGATGCAAAAGCAGTAAGAGATGAAGTTGCAGATAGACAGAGGCAAGGCGCCACACAGGCTACACTAAGACAGCTCGAACAGCGAGGTGTAGAAGGTGTCCAAGAATCCTATAAAAGCGTACAGACTGCCTTAAACGAAGGTCCTAAAGTGTTACGTGATCTGTTTGATGACGTTTTGCAAGTAGGTGTTCCTGTAACAGAAGCTACTAAGAATTTTGCCGCAGTAAACAGCGAAGCTTACAACTTAGCGCAACAAGCAGCAGACGCACTTAAGCAAGGAGATATGCAAGAAGCACAAGCTCTAGCACAGCGCGCCGCAGAAGAAACAGCACGTTTTGCACAAAGCGAAGAAGGTCTTACTATAGCAAGAATGGGAAGAGTTAGCGATGTTGCAGAAACGCAAGCAGGTGTATTAGAAGAAACAGGTCCTTTAATCGATGCTATAAAATCATACGCTGAAGAATTTGAAGGAGAAGCAGGGAGTTTTGTCGAAGCATTTAGAGGATTGCGCAGAAGTATTGAAGAAGAACAAGAAACACAAATACAAGACACTGATCCTGTATTAGATCTTCTTAACACTGCAGAGGTATCTATGGCTAATACTTCTGCAATGGTGCAAAGAGAAATTGCAAATATCATAGCATCTCCAGAAGTTCAAAATGCGTCTCAGACGGCTGCAAACAAAATAGGAGAATTTTTTGATCCTACAGATATAAGAGAATTTGGTGCAGATCTAAGAACTGTGATCTCAGATGTTTCTGGCGGAGTAGAAGCAATCGATCGCATGCTAGAACAAGATAATTTATCAGACGACAGAAGACAAGAATTAGAAGAAACGAGAAACAAACTTATTACTGCAGAAGCAAAGCTTGCTGATTCGAGTGCTACATTAAGAGAAAGAGAAGCTGCTGAACAAAACATCGAATTAGCAAACGTATTCCTAGAAGGTATGAGCGATGACGTTAAGAAAATTCTTAGTCCGCAGTCTGACGATCGATTGATAGAAGAAAGACGTCAAGAAGCAGAAGAAAGAGGCGATCCTTTAGCTGAAAAATTTTATAAAGAGTTACAAGAAGAAAGCGGAAATGCGTCTGTAAGTAGACAAACAGGAAGTTTAGGAGAAACCGGTAAACTTATAGAAGACTTTGGAAAAGGCACATTGGCCCAACTGCATGGCAGAGAATCGGTATTAACTGAAGAACAACTTATAAATCTAGCTTCAAACAGCATGTCTTTAGGATCTAGTATGTTTGCTGATGTATTTTCAAATCTCAGCGGTCAGATAAACAATGCATTAGCATCAGAACAAGACAGGGCTGCAATAGGAGCAAAATCACAGCAAAGTTTACCGCAACCAGATTTTGCATCGTCGTTAACGTCTAGTATAGACAATATGACTACAATCCAGAGAGATAACGATAAACGACATCAGGAATTATTGTCAGCAATTGACTCTTTGCAGCAAATTGCTAACAATATGAATAAAAATACAACAACAGAAACTTCGTCACGTAGTCAAGAAAATAGCATAACTGACTCAAACATGCTAAGTACGGCAATAAATGAACTTGTTGCGAAAATAGACGAACAAACAAGTATAGCACGCAAAAATCTAAGGGTTACACAAGGGCAAGGCCCTAATATGTTTAAAGGATTTTAAACATAAAATAGGAATTATTTATGAGCTGGAAGAAATATTTTACTCCTGTGCCCACAGGAACCAACAGCGAAGGATCATATAGTCCTCTGGGATCAGGTAACGGACAATCACCTGGTCCAGCCAGTTCAAACTATAATTCTTACCTTCCAGATGTATATGTCGGTTCCCCTAATCGTGTCGAAAGGTACGGCCATTATAACACAATGGATCTAGATTCAGAAGTTAACGCAGCTCTAGATATTCTAGCAGAGTTCTGTACACAGTCAAACAACCAAAACAATACTACTTTTAGATTTAGCTTCCACAAAGATGCTACAAATTCAGAAATACAGATTCTTTCTCAATATCTCAAACAGTGGTATAAATTGCAGAAACTTGAAACAAGAATGTTTCGTCTTATTAGAAACGTTTTCAAATACGGCGATGAAATTTTTATTCGCGACCCCGAAACCAACAAACTGTTTCACGTAGAAGCAGCAAAAGTCAAAAGAATTATCATAAACGAATCAGAAGGAAAAATACCAGAACAGTATGTTATACAGGATATAAACTTTAATTTTAAAGACATGATTGCCACTACACCGTCAGAAACAAATGGAAACATACTAGGCGGCGGCTCAGGCTACCTTGAAGGCGGTGTAAGAGGCATGGTAGGGCAGTATCCCAAGCAGAGTGGATCGCGTTTTCAACTAGAACAGAACGAAGTAGCGGTAGACGCAGATCATGTGCTGCATCTCAGCCTGTCAGAAGGCCTTGACAACAACTATCCTTTTGGTAATTCACTGTTAGAAACCATATTCAAAGTCTACAAACAAAAAGAACTCTTAGAAGATGCTATTATAATCTATCGCGTGCAGCGTGCGCCAGAACGCAGAGTATTCTATGTAGACGTTGGCGGTATGCCTACTCACTTGGCAATGCAGTTTGTTGAAAGAGTAAAAACAGAAATACACCAGAGAAGAATTCCTTCAGCAACAGGCGGCGGCGCCAATGTCATAGACTCAGCGTACAATCCGCTTTCGGTTAACGAAGACTACTTCTTCCCTCAAACAGCAGAAGGTAGAGGATCGAAAGTTGAAACACTGCCAGGCGGCACAAACCTTGGTGAAATAGATGACTTGAGATATTTCACCAACAAACTCGTGCGCGGTCTCCGCATACCTTCTTCTTATCTACCAACAGGCGCAGAAGACGGTGCTACTTCCTATAACGACGGCAGAGTAGGCACTGCGTATATTCAAGAATTGAGATTCAATACCTACTGCGAACGACTACAAGGTCTGCTAATAGAAGGATTCAACGAAGAGTTCAAACGCTATCTGTTAGAAAAAGGCGTAAACATTGACACCAACATGTTTGACCTTGAGTTTGAACCACCGCAGAACTTTGCTTCTTATAGACAGGCAGAACTTGACAACTCTCGTGTACCTACATTTGGACAGATGTCGGCAATTCCTTATATTTCAAATAGGTTTGCGCTTAAACGCTTCTTAGGGCTTACAGACGAAGAAATTGCAGAAAATGAAAAACTATGGCGTGAGGAAAATGATGAAGAGCTAAACGGAGCACCTTCGGATGCTTCTGCAGAAATGCGCGGAGCAGGAGTAAGTTCTGCAGGCATAGAAAACGATCTAAGCGGTATGGAAGACGAAATGTCAGCCGAAGGCGGCGAAGACGGAGGCGATGCAGAAGGTGTTGATACTGCTACTGATACAGGTCTAGGCGGTGAACAAGGCGCACAACCTCCGGAAGGCGGATTGCCGTCGCCGTAATAAATACATAATATGATTTTGCGAGAACTCTTTTATTTTGATAGACAGATTATGAAACCTACAGAAGACGATAGGTATGATTCTGTCTATGATGATTCTATAGTAAGTCTTAATGACGTAAGAAAAACTCGCCTTAGTCTAAGACAGATTAATAGAGTAAGAAAAGCTGCAGAAATTCATACTAAAGAAAAAGAAAAAGAACTAGATTTTGTGCGACAAATGTACGGAATGGTTGCACAAGCACAAGCTGAAGCTGCAGCCGGCGCAATTTAATCTATGCCAAAAGTAGATAAATCATTATACACAAAATCTGAATGGAAAGAGCTAAAAGAAATCCGTCGCAGAGAAAAAATAAAAGATCGTCCTTCTAAAAATTTCTATAATAAAATAAATCACAACCCTTCTAGTCATTCTGATACAGCTTTTGTAATAGGAAACGGTACAAGTCGTAAAGGTATCGAAGTAAATAAATTACAAAGCCGAGGACGAGTCTACGGTTGTAACGCTCTATATCGCACACACAAACCCGACTATCTTATAGCAGTAGATGTTAAAATGGTTTTAGAAATTACAAAATCTGGTTATCAAAATGATCATGCAGTTTGGACTAACCCTAACAAAAGTTTTGCACGTATACAGAACCTTAATTATTTTCGTCCTTCAAAAGGCTGGAGCTCAGGACCAACTGCTCTATGGCTTGCTAGTCAGCACAGATATCATTCAATCTTTATCCTAGGCTTTGATTATAAAGGTCTAGACGACGGTAAAAAATTTAACAATCTGTATGCAGATAGCATGAACTATAAGAAAAGCAGAGACGGAGCTACGTTTTTTGGAAACTGGCTAAGGCAAACTGCTGCTGTGATAAAAGAACACCCGCATATTCAGTATAAACGAGTAATAACAGCAGATAATTACTGCCCTGAAGAACTAAATAGATTTGACAATTTTAAAACAATTCGTCGAGAAGATTTCGAAAAAATCTTCAATTTAAAGTAAATTCTCACCAAAACGGCTCGTTTTGAGCCTGAATCCCCGCGGTTTTTGTCCTTAAATGTAAATAATACTGACAGCCTTACCATAGGTACGACATTTACAGGAGTTATACAAATGGCCAACCCGAACAAATTTGAAGAGATGCTGGAACGTCTAATCAACGAAGACAAAGCCGGCGCGGAAGAACTTTTCCACGAGATCGTAGTTGAAAAATCACGTTCAATCTACGAAAACCTACTTGCTGAAGAATACGAAGAAGACGATGAAGTAGAAGAAGCAGAAGAAAAAGACGACGATGACGATGACGAAGAAATGTCAGAAGATTTTGACCTAGACTCTTTTGAAGTAGAAGCCGAAGAAGACGATGCTGATCCAATGGCTGCTGCAATGGGCGGTGACGAAACTGACGATCTCGAAATGGACGTTAGCATGGACGACGAAGGCGAAATGGACGGCGAAGAAAGCGAAGTTGAAGATCGCGTAGAAGACCTCGAGGACGCACTAGACGAGCTTAAAGCAGAATTTGAAAAAATGATGTCAGGTGAGGAAGGTGACGACGACGAAGGCGACGACATGGACATGGACATGGACATGGACATGGATGACGAAGGTGAAGAAGACGATAACGCCGAAACTGACATGGACGACAAAGGTGAAGAAGAAAAAGAAGAGTCTTACTTTGATCCTACCGACCAAGTTGCTACCATGAGAGAGTATGTAGAAAAAGTCACTGCTAAAATGGGTGACAACGGTGCTAACACACAGTCAACAGTTGCTGGCGCAAACGACATGGGCGGAACAGCAGAAAATATTGCTAGAGCAGATACCGAAGCCGGTGTTGAGGCTAACAAAGGCAATTTAAAAGGTTCCGCACTAAGCGACCAAAATCCTAAGGACATGAGCACAGGTAATGTGAATGTACCAGGCGGCAAGGCTTCTAAGTCAATGAAGAATCAGCCGAAAGGACACGGCGCTGAAAAGAAAGGATCCGGTGAAAGTGGCGCAGACGCAAAATCACCAATTGGTTCCAAATAAGGAAACAGGATGACACTAGCTTTAAGAGAACAGCTATCCTACGATCAGGCAGAAATTGTCGTTGAGAATGCCAATGAAGGCAAAGACCTTTATATGAAAGGGATTTGTATTCAAGGTGGAGTGCGCAATGCAAACCAGCGCGTATATCCTGTAAATGAAATTGGCAGGGCTGTCAAAACACTCAACGATCAAATCTCCGGCGGATATTCAGTTCTCGGAGAAGTTGATCATCCAGAAGGACTTACTGTAAACCTTGACCGTGTGTCGCATATGATTACATCAATGTGGATGGACGGATCAAACGGCTACGGCAAGATGAAGATTTTGCCAACACCTATGGGAAACCTAGTACAGACAATGCTACAAAGCGGAGTTAAACTAGGTGTCTCATCTAGGGGTTCAGGCGAAGTTAGCAGCGATGGGTCAAACACAGTTAGTGATTTCGAAATCATTACTGTAGATATTGTTGCTCAACCAAGTGCTCCGGGAGCGTATCCTACGCCCATTTATGAGCATCTTATGAATGCCCGAGGAGGGTATAAGGCTTATGAATTAGCACAGGCTACACGAGAAGATCCCAAGGCACAAAAGTATCTAAAAGAATCGTTGGTTAATATAATCAACAGACTC